AACGTCAAAAAACCCTGCTGCCTTGCGGAATGTCCAGCCGACATAACTACCGTTGCCGTTGTAATTCACCGTCCCATAAGTAGCGTCTGCACCCAAAGCATAACCATTATTGTTGAAGGCAGTAAGCGTATCCGTGCGAGTAGTTTCTGCATAATTTTCGTTTGATATAATTTGCTTGCCAGCCCCGCGCACTGTGTCGTAAAAAACATGGTTATTAGCCTGCTCTCTGGTTTTGATCCAGACAAAGCCTCCTTCTCCAGAAAGATCAACACCGTTGGTTATGTTTCGGGCAGAGCCGTTCCCATCCCACACATCTGTCGAAAAAACATCGTCAACATATACCGGATCGTCTTTCGCACCAGCGCCCGCGAGTACTCTCAGTGCAGAATTACTCATTAGCCAAAGGCCTGTCCGGCAGTAAAGCCGTAGTAGGTTGTGCCGCCGTCAATAGTGAGGAATACAAACACATCGACACCATTGTTTGTCGCGGTAATCGTAGGTGCTGTAGCCGCCGCCCAATCGACACTGCTAGGCCAAGTAATTGTTCTTGCTGAGCTATCTTGAATGATCTTCAAAACAAACGCAGATGCCCTACCAGACGCGGCAGGATTGCTGAAGGTATAGGTCACATTTTCAGTCAGGTCATGCTCAAACACATTGCCATCTTGCAAGTTAATGGTCGCAGCATTAGAGCTAGAGGTTACGGTTGTTACCTCATCTATAGTGCCGTTATCGAAACTAACAACACCATTGGCATCAGATGTAACAATCCCTGACGCCTGAGTCAGCCCCAGCGTGTCTGGCAACTTGACTGTATAGGTTGCTGATGCACTATGCGCTGGCCCTTGGACAGTAACGCCGTGTGAGTTGTTTTCACAATTGAAGCGTATCGTGCCAGAGTTGGTGTTGCCGTATAACTCGGTGAACCCTGTGCCATTCGGAAACAACTGGATGTTCCCATTGGTGTCCGTAGACTTAATAGCATTAGCGTCGATCTGAATGTTGTCTACATCTAAACTTCCAAGTGTGCCAACAGAGGTAATTTGTGTTTGTGCCGCATCAACATTCAAAGTATTAGTGCTGAGAGTAATACCCGTCCCTGCCACCAAAGCAGTCTTAGATATATCAATAGCCGCACTAGAGTTAATATCAGCGTTGACTATGACGCCAGAGCCAATAGCTGCTACACCAGTATCTGCAATCGTAATGTCGCCAGATACAACATTGTCGATCCACTTTGATGTATCAGCATCGTAAAAAAGAAGAGCCGCATCAGCAGGAGACGTGACGTTGGTGTCTGCGAGACCGGCGAGGGTAGCGCCACCTAAGCCTGTCTGTGAGTCTACATAAGCCTTTACAGACTGCTGACTAGGGATGGCCGTAGCAGAGTTACTGCTCATGTCATCTTCATCTACAAATGACTTGCCATCTAAGATGTTGAGTTCTGTAGCGTTAGACGTAACGCCATCAAGAATATTTAGTTCTGCCGCTGTAGAAGTAACTGCTACCCCGCCCAAGCTAAAGGTGCTAGACGCAGACAACGTAGTAAACGAGCCGGCTGCAGGGGTTGCACCACCGATTACTGCTGCATCAATAGTGCCGCCATTAATATCAAGTGTTGTAACAGAGCCAAGATCTGATATAGTAGCCCCGTTAAAATTAACAGTCCCAGTAGCGGTAAGGTTTGCAAATGTAGCTGTGCCAGTAAATGTGGGGCCGGCTGTATCAGACTTTGTAGCAATTGCAGTCGATATAGCATCAAATTCTGTTTCAAACTCTGAGCCACGAACAACCTTATTGGTGTCTCCACCGGGAAGCGTATCCTTAGCGGCAAAGTCTGTCGTCTTTGTATAATTAGCCATTGGTTATTCCTAGCAAGAGAAAAGGAAAGGGGGCCATTGCGACCCCCCGTAGTTCTATTAGGCAGAAGGTACTGCCAGAACAAAACCAGCTTCAGGACGGTACACCTGAACACCGTAAAGGGTGTCGGCAGTGTACAGAGTAGACAGGTACTCTTGCTTGTACTGAGTCTGGGAACGGACAGCCAGTTGCTCAGCCATCACGACAGCTTCGCTGTGGAACAGCAGGGCTGCACGAGTGTCAACGCTAGATGCAGTGTTGTCAGCGGCGGCTTCGATAGTTCGGCAGTTAGCAGAAACGTAAACGTCTACGCCATACAGGTTGCCGATTAAGCCGTTGTTGACAGTGCCACCGGATACAAAGTCAGAAGACACGTATCGGTCGATACCCATGATTGCTTTGCGCGTAGCAGGCGGGACAATCAAGTTACGGCCTTCCATCGGTACGTTGTTGTCATCCATCTTCTGGATCATGTCACGGAAGAAAGCATCCGTAAACTCGTCACCAGCCACCAGAGTGTCATCAGTGTACTGAGTAGTAGTGCCGTTATCATTGAAGAAACAACCAGTGTGCTGGTAATCAGTAGCGGCTGGGCTAAATACAACAGCGCCACCGTCACCAAAACCAGTACCCGCTGCGTGAAGGTCGTTGTCAACCTGTACAGCCAGAGCATAACCAGCGTCTTCAGTGTAGAACTGACGCAGTGAGTTAAGAGCCTGCACTTCAACAATGTCTTCAATCAAACGCGAGTATTCAAAGTGACGGTTAATTGTCACCTGAAGCTCTGATTCGGTGTTTGCAATGATAGTTACCGCAGTGTCAGCCGCTTTAGCATTGGCATCACCACGAGTAGGCTTAGGGATATGAATAACGTCACCCTTCTTGCCAGTCATAGAAAGACGCTTGACAAGGGGAGCCATCTTCAAGTTTTTCTGATAAGAAGCAATAATCTCATCCGACCAAATTTCGGGGATGAAAGTACCTGCTTCTGTTAAGGCGGTAAAACCACCTGTTCCGGGATAAGTTGCTGTAGCCATGAGTTATCTCCTTAAAAGGCTATCGAACTCGACCCTCTGCGTATGCCTGTAAAATTTCGTCTGACAATGCGTTGTAACGCTCAGGGTCGGTTTTCATTAGTTTAATAATGTCAGCACGACGATAGACTTTTCTACGAGATCCTTCTGCTGTACCACGAGCGTTGCCTGTAGTTGCGGACTTTACGGCACTCTTACGGGCTGCTTTTTCAGCCTGAGCCGTCTGTTGAACCACTTGATTACGTTCTTTCCAAAGCGTAAAAAGTTCGTCAGCAGAATCATAATCGTAACCTTGGTCTGCTTCTACAAACAGTTTAGTTCTAACCTTTGATCCCTTGATCCACTCAGCAAAATTGTTGTCTTGCAAGATACTTTCCATATCAGGGTGTTTAGCCTTGAGTTGTGAAAGAGTAGCTTGTTGACGACTTTGTTGTGCGTAAGCCTCTGCTTCTTTGATCTTTGGGTGGTTATCAATAGCTCTGTTAACAGCAGTTTGAGGATCAATAAAAAAATCTGTATCATCTTGATTTTGCTGTTCTTCAGGTGCTGGTTGTGTTGTGAGTTCTGTCTGGATGTAGTTATCAACAACTTTACGTAACTCGCCTACTTCCGTACTCTGTTTACCAGAAAACTTTTCTAGTTCTTGGTGCATCTGTACGAGTTCTTCTACAGATTTACCTTGGTACTTTTCTGGAATATCAGGTTCTTGTACAGGTTGTTCCTCTTCTTGAGGAGTCTCTACGGTGTCCTGTGTTTCGAGTTGATCTGTTGTTTCTAGCTCCTCTTCTGGACGCTCATCAATAATTGTCGCTCTTGACATCACTAAAATTACCCCGCCTTTTTAGGTTATGGAGATTATTGTTGGGATTGACTCTCACGAGCTTCCCTTCCTCGTCGCCCAGCTTCTTCGTGTTCTCGTACCCACTTCATATGTCTTCCGGGGAAGTCACCAGTAGATCCGTCGAGAATGCACTGTGTTGCTGAAACGATTTTTGTAGCATTAGCACCACATCCGCACCTAGTGGTTGTGGTATCCTGATCTACAAATTTTTCGAATACGTGTCCGTTAGTACAACGGAAGTCAAATACTTTAATCATTATCTTTGTTAAGCTCTTCGTAATTAGCGTTTGTTGTAGACTCTAGATTTAAAATGTATGCTAAGACGTTTATTTGTCCTTTACGCATATACAAATCATTTGTGTCTTTAGTAGCTTCAACACTGTTAATCACTAAAGCATTCTGGTTTAATTCTTCAATTAGCTGTTTCCAACCATCAGTAGAAAACAGGGTGAAGTAATTGTCGTAATATTGCTGTGTTTCTTGATCCACTTGAGGCCTCTTAGGTTATCTCTGATTAACAAAATGTACTATGGTACACTGTATATTATATCATATATTGAATCAAAAGTCAAGCATTATTTTTTCTTTTTGGTAGTTTTTCTCCTTTTACCAGAGGCAGTTACGGCGTACTTAATGGCTTTTGGCCCTGTTTTTTTGCGTTTTGCTGCTTCTTTCTCTGATTTAGTCATCTTGGCGGCTACCGCTTTTGGCCTACAAGCCGGGTAAGGACGCTTAGACCCTTTGGCTTTTTTACGGCCACACTTCTTTCCGGTCTTTATGTCAACCCAATCTTCTTTGAACCATTTAGTTAAACCGCCTTTAGACTTAGGCATAAGTTCCACCACGTTTTTTGTATTCCCTGACTAGCCAAGCATTGGCATAGGCGCTGGGGTACACGTCAAACTTTTTCTTAGCTGCAGCCTTAACCCTAGAGTAAAGAGCTTTGTTCTTTACATTAGAGGGTATAGTGCTTTTCTTTTTCTTTGCTTTAGGTCTACTTTTTGCGCGTGGCATTTTTTCGTACCTTTCTTAGATCAGCGCCTGTAATTTTGTTTCTAGGCTTGGCTACTCTAGCGAGCTTTTTTTGTTTTGGACTATAGTTTTTCATCGGCATAATTATGATCTCTTAGGCTTCTTTACTTTTTTCTTTTTCGGGGGCTTGTGATATGGCATTTCTATCTCCTTACTTTTTGTGGGCTTTTTGGACTTCAAAGTTTGCAGACTTAGACGCGCCCTTGTGGGGCTTATATCCACCTGCAGGATCTTTCATCAACTTGTAACTATTACCGCTTTTCATCCAGTGGTAACCTTTTGGTGCTGAGACTTTCATAGCGTTTACCAGTTTTTGCAAGACCAGTATCTTGCGGTGAGTTTACTAGGCTTGTTAGTGTCACACTTGTGCCTAGCCCTAAATGACTTACGCCGCGCTGGTTGATCTTTTTTGATCTTCATTTTAGCGTCACCAAAGCGTATAGTCTTAGTCTTGTCGCCTTCCTTGGCTACCACTATAAATTTTTTGGTTGGGTGATTAGGGGTCCGTTTTGGTTTGTTGTACCCGCTTACTCCTGCTCGCTCCAGCTTTGGGTCTTTTTTCTTTGCCATTAACCGCGTCCTCCAGCTTGTCCATCCGCTCTTGTAAGACCGCTAACTGGTCCTTGAGGTCTTTGAATGCTTCGTTGATCTGCTTGAGCAGGCTGTTCATTTCTGTTTGTGTCATTAGCATTTGGAGTTTTGCCCTGTATCTCTAGTTCTTTGAGGTATCTGTCTGCAATTTTTAGTCGTCTGTCAAACTCTTTGTCGTCAGCGTCCCCTTCTTTGATGTTTTTAGTAACTGCATTAAGAACATCAATCTCTAGCTCTTGAGGCATAAGTTGAGTCTCGACGGCCAACTTCTGTGCTCTAGCCTGAGATTCTGCTGCTTGTCCATTAAGGGCTGCTGTCTGACTCTGCTGGAAACCAATCTGAGCTTGTTGCGCCATCATAGCCATCTGCTGAGCTTGCGGATTAGGCTGACCAGCTTGAGCCATTGCTGCGATAAGCTCTTCACGGTTAGACAGGTTCATGTTGTCAATAATACTTTGGATTAACACAGGGTACAGAGGGCTGTCTTGCTTCATCGTTTGCAGAAGCTGTACTAACTGAGTTACCTCGTACTCACGAGCAATAATCCCCAAAGTACTCGTAGCCATAAACTTATAGTCTGCTACCGGGTAGTTTTCAGGGTCAAACTGCATATATCTGTGTGCAGCTTTGGTTACAAACGGCAACAAGAACGACTGTTGAAAGTTGATTAGGGTGCGCTTGTGGCGTTTAATAATAGCCCCAAGAGACATAGAAATACCAGCGGCAGTAGCTTCACGATTAACACTGCCGGAAATTCCTGCTGAATCAACCGCTCCTGTAG